CGGAAATCCGCAGGATGATATGATGGAAAACCTGCTGAAAATGTGACTCTCTCAGTCGCAAATATTGGCAGACGAGAATAAGCAAGAACATTCCGCAGAATTCTGTGGGAAGTTATGTACAAAACGGAAGGAGGTATGATCCGTTATGGAAAGATATGTGTATGAGCCGACACGGTTCATGCTGCCGACCAGTCATTATGACAAGGAGAAAGCAGACCGCGCCGTGATCTTCATCGAATCGCTGAAACACACGAAAGGTGCGTTCTACAACCAGCCGTTTAAGCTGCTCGATTGGCAGGACAGAATCGTCCGAGACCTGATGGGCGTGGTTAAGGAAGACGGGACGCGGCAGTTCAAACAGTGTATCGCTTTTCTGAGCAAGAAAAACGGGAAGCAACTTGCGCTGGATACACCAATACCAACACCGCAGGGCTTTACCGCAATGGGCGATCTGAAAGTGGGCGATACTGTGTTTGATGAGAATGGAGTGCCTTGTCATGTGATCGCAAAGAGTGCCGTCGATGATACGGAGCAAGCGTATAAGCTGACATTCAGAGACGGAACGTCCATCATTGCCGGTGCAAGGCATCTGTGGGATTGTGATGACCTTACAAGATACAAGAATCCCCGAGTTACATTATCCACGCAGGAAATCTATGAGAAGCAGCTGGAAATGAAAGGGAGCCGTTCAGCGATCCGTATCCCGGTGGCAAAGCCTATTCAGACAGAGGATGTAAATCTCCCAGTTGATCCATACCTTTACGGCTATTGGCTTGGGAATGGAACGGCGACAGAAGCAAGAATCACCGTGAGAACCTCTGATGTTGAAGATGTCAAATCTAATATACCCTATGAGCTGCATAACATTTTCCCGCAAAAATGCGGAGGTAGTTCATGTCTGTATTATCGTGAACTCAGGCCAATTCTGGTGAATAACTGTAGAGAGAAGGTTATTCTCCCTGAGTATCTTCGTGCCTCTGAATCACAGCGCTGGGCTCTGCTCCAAGGTCTGATGGATTCAGATGGATCAATCAGCAAGGTGAAAGGGCAAAGCACGTACACGACTACAATTCGCCCATTGGCAGAATCAGTTCGTGAGCTGTTGTGGTCCCTGGGTATCAAAAACGCAGTGAAGGCTGAACCCTCAACCCGGAATGGGTGGCCTACAGGTGAAATCCTTTATATCATCCGCTTTACAACATTCACTGATCAGCCGACAGCAAGGTTAATCCGTAAAGCTGTATGGAGCCGCGTCCGAAACGGGGATAGCCGGTCGAATTACCATTACCTGAAATCCATCACCCCGGTGGAGCAACCGGTCAAAATGCAGTGCATTCAGGTAGACAGTCCAAGCCATTTGTATCTTGCTGGGCCGTCAATGGTTCCGACACACAACAGCGAGCTCGCGGCAGCAATCGCGCTATTTCTCCTCTGCGCTGATCATGAACAGCGGGCGGAGATTTACGGTGCGGCGGCGGACAGGCAGATGGCAAGCCTTGTGTTCAATGTAGCAGCTGACATGATCCGGCTGTCCCCGGCGCTAATGAAACGGTGTAAGATACTTGATTCCAGGAAGCGCATCGTCTTCACGCCGACGAATAGTTTCTATCAGGTGCTTTCTTCCGACGCTGACCGCGCCCACGGGGTATCCGCCCATGGTGTGATTGTGGATGAGGTTCACGTACAGAAAAACCCAGATCTGGTGAATGTGCTGACCAAGGGTAGCGGTGATGCGCGTAAGCAGCCGCTTCAGTTCATTATCTCTACAGCGGGTGACAACATCCACTCCATCGGATATGAACTGTTCCAGAAGGCGAAGGATCTGATCGACGGACGCAAGACTGATCCCACCATCTACCCTGTCGTGTATGCCGCCGACCCGGAGGATGACTGGACGAGCCCGGAAACATGGCGAAAAGCCAATCCCTCCATGGGCGTGACCTTCCCTGAATCCGCAATCCGGGAAGCATGCGAGAGCGCCAAGCAGAATCCGAGTGAAGAGAATGTGTTCAAGACCCTGCGGCTCAACATCTGGACGAAGCAGGCTGTTCGCTGGATGCCGATGGAGCAATGGGACAAATGCGCTGCTCCTGTTGACGCAGAGGCGCTTCGTGGCCGTCCCTGTTATGCAGGGCTCGATCTTTCCAGTACACAGGACCTTACGGCGCTGGTACTGGTGTTTCCACCCGCAAACCCGAAGGAGCCATACTCCATCCTGCCCTTTGCCTGGGTGCCGGAGGAAACGATAACACAGCGGTCCAGGCGTGATCATGTGAATTACAACCTCTGGCAAAAGCAGGGACATATCCTCGCCACTCCCGGCAACGTGATTGATTATGAAGCGATTGAAGCGAAGATCATGGAGCTGAAGGAAATATACGACATCCGTGAGATCGCGTATGACCGCTGGAATTCCCAGATGCTGATACAGCATCTCAGTGATGAGGGTATGACAGTGGTTCCCTTTGGTCAGGGTATGCAGTCAATGTCTCCTCCGACAAAAGAGCTGTTCAAGCTGACACTGGAAAAGAAGCTGGCCCATGGCGGACATCCAGTCCTGCGCTGGTGCATGGATAACGTGGTCGTAGATCAGGATGCAGCCGGTAATATCAAAATCACAAAAGCGCGGGCAACGGAGAAAGTCGATCTTGCCGTGGCGCTGGTCATGGCGCTGGATCGAGCGGTCAGGCATGAGATGAACAAAGGCGAATCTGTATATGAAAACAGAGGCCTGCTGTTCGTCTGAACGCCTCTGTAAATCTGTTCCCCTAATGAGCTTTTCAAGCTCATTATAACCTATGTGTCAAGGTCCAACTGGTGGTAAAAGGACCAACTCTTCATCAAATCAAGTACTCTTTTTCCTGCCAGCAAATCACATTTTACCGTTTTGCCAAAATAGGCTGAACGAGAAGCTCCGATGTGCGGAGCAGAAAGGATAATGGATGAGCATTTTTCAAAATATCTTCAAGCCCCGTGGCAGCAATCACCTGGCGGGCGGCGGCCCGCGATTCTTTTTCGGCCAGTCTGCGTCTGGGGCGAATGTCAACGAACGAACAGCCATGTCCATGACAGCGGTATATGGCTGCGTTCGTGTGCTGGCGGAGTCCATTGCCAGTTTGCCGCTGCATGTGTATAAACGCGGTGAAAACGAGAACCGGGAAAAAGCGGAGAACCTGCCGCTGTATGCTTTACTGCATGATACGCCCAACGAGGAGATGTCGAGTTTCACTCTGCGGGAGACACTCATGTCGCACCTGCTTCTCTATGGAAATGCGTATTGCCAGATTCTGCGGAACGGGCGCGGCGAGGTGATCGCGCTCTATCCGCTGTTGCCGAACCGTATGACTGTGGAACGGGATGAGAACGGCCAACTGTTCTATCGGTATCAGCGGTACAGCGAGGAACCGCCGACGATGGACGGGAATCAGGTAATCTTGTCACCGGAGGATGTACTTCATATTCCCGGCATGAGCTTTGACGGTCTGGTGGGCCTGAGCCCAATCGCTGCCTGCAGGAATGCCGTTGGCGCAGGATTGTCTGCCGATGAATACAGCAGCCGGTATTATGCGAACGGCGCGGCACCCATGGGCGTGCTTGAGCATCCGGGCGTGATCAAGTCACCTGAACGCCTGCGTGAATCATGGAATGAAGCGTTTGGCGGCACGAGAAACGCTGGGAAAGTCGCTATCCTCGAAGAAGGCCTCAAGTTCACACCGATCTCTATTTCCCCGGCGGATTCACAACTGCTGGAGACCAGGAAATTCACTGTGGAGGAAATATGTCGAATCTTCCGTGTGCCGCCCCACCTGGTACAGGATCTGACAAAGACCAGCTATAACAGCGCCGAACAGATGAGTCAGGAATTTGTATATTACACCCTGCTCCCATGGTGCGTGCGCTTTGAGCAGGCAATGATGCGATCCCTGCTGTCAGCGGAGGACAGAAAGCATTTTGAAATCCGTTTCAATCTGGATGGCCTGCTGCGCGGGTCTTATGAAAGCCGTATGCGCGGATACCAGACTGCGGTGAATACCGGCATCTTCAGCGTCAATGACTGCCGTAAGCTGGAGAATATGGATTTGCTTACGCCTGAGGACGGCGGAGATACCCACATGGTGCAGGGCGCAATGATTCCGCTGTCCATGGTCGGAGCGGCGTATACGAAACA